TTGAATACGATGAGAATGGAAAGCAAATTGTACGTGATGAAGATGGCAATCGTATTAATTAAAAGGTGCTAAATCTTATGAATCCTAAAATTGCAGCAATGATACAACAAGCGAAAGATAGAGTAGCCGCCCGGCAGCTAATCCTCAGCAGCACTTCAACAATCAAAGATCAACTCAGTCTCGATTATAACAAAGAACAAATGCAAGCTATTGAGCTTGGCATTCAAGGAAAGAACTTCTGTCTGATTGGTGCAGCCGGCACAGGTAAGACTACAGTCACGCAAGAACTAATCAGACTACTGGAACGAGCTTCGCATGTGCGCCCGTTAGAATCAGGCACAAAGTATTTAGTTGCAAACACACCAAGCATTGTAATCTGCGGCTTTACAAATAAAAGTGTCAATAATATTAAAAAGAAACTTCCATACCACCTACAGCCGCACTGTCTCACAATGCACAAGTTACTAGAATACAGGCCTGTTTTCTACGATATAATAAATAAAGAAACAGGAGAATTAGCTAGAACTATGCGGTTTGCACCGAATAGAAACGAAGCTAACCCACTACCGCATATTTCTACACTCATCATTGAAGAATCTGGATCAGTTAGTTCTGAGCTTTTCAGTGAACTACTAGTAGCTTTACCTCGCCGTGGCGTTACTCAATTCATCTTTCTAGGTGATTTGAATCAATTACCTCCAGTCTTCGGCCCATCGATTTTAGGTTTCAAGCTGACTGAATTAACTACGATTGAACTGACGCATGTCTACCGGCAAGCATTAGAAAGTCCAATTATTAAGCTAGCTACAGACATCCGACTCAATCAAAATCATCTTCAGCTAAAAGCTACAACAACAATTGACAATGCATCTCACGGTAATCTAACAATCCACCCGTGGAAAAAGCGAGTAAGCAAAGAAGCTGCACTGCAAATGATGACTAGCTTTTTGCCAAGAATAATTGAAGCCAAAGAATATAACCCTGAAGAAGACATGATTCTATGTCCATTCAATAAATCCTTTGGCACGGTTGAGCTTAATAATATAATTGCAGACTACCTCGGAAAGCAACGTAATGCTACTGTTTTTGAAGTAATTGCTCGTTATAAAAAAACATACTGGGCTGAAGGTGATCAAGTAATGGTAGATCGTCATGATGCAGTCATTACAAAAATAACTAGATCAATCAGTTACATAGGAAAGCTACCAGTACCGGAATCAGCTACACTTGATCGCTGGGGCTTTGATCCGAATAATAAAAATACAATGATTACTGCTGATCCAATGGAAGAACTTGACAGATTGGCTAATGAAGATGAAGAAGCAAAGAATCTAGCAAGCCATTTAGTTACAGTATACATTCCTGACCTTGACATTGAACGCACATTGAATACTGCAGGAGAAATAAATAGCATGACATTTGGCTATTGTCTCACAGTGCATAAAGCTCAAGGAAGCGAGTGGAATACAGTCTTCCTATTGCTTCATGATAGCCATGCAATAATGCTATCACGAGAACTAATCTACACTGCAGTAACACGTGCAAAACATAAACTGTACATTGTTTGTGAAGGGGATAATGGAAAAGTGAACTCATTAACTCGTGCAGCCCAGCGACCTATGATTCCTGGGCTATCGTTGCAAGAAAAGATTGCATTTTTTCAAAGTAAAGTTACTTCACTCAACGGAACAATGGAGTAATACTATGAGCAAAATCATATACTGCACTCGAAGCAATGTTCCATTAGTGCATGTATCTATCATTTGCAAAAGCGCCGGCTGGCCATTCCTGCAATCGCTAGATACTCAATTAATTCATCCAATCTACACGCTGTCTTTAAGTGCATTGCTAGTTCGATTGAATCATCACTTCAAGACAGATCTATTCCTATCTGATCCTGAAGCACAAGAAGATGTGAAGCTATGCATGTCGGCAATCCTGTATGAACTAGATACACTCCAGTCATATAACATCCCATCATTGCCAAGCACTCCAGTTGCACGCGCTAGCGGACATAGATTGCTGAATATTGCATCCTGGTATCACTATGAAACTAGCCAACGGATTGTCTTTCCAAAATACGCAGTCTCGAGAATAAACAATAATCTCAACTGGCAGAATTTCTCAAGCTGGCTAGATGCAGTAGATGCAATTAAACTGAACTGGGAAACTGGTAAAAGTCTGCATCAAATTGAAAATGAAACTAGGCTACGAACTGTTGCACTTCAGACAGTGAAAGCAGAAGCAATATACAAGCGGCTTGATTTCAATAAAATCTGGAGCTGGATTGACATTCAACTGCAATCAGCTTATAATGAAGGACGAAGAACTACATTCAAAAGCATATTCATGGAAGGCGATGTTAATCCTGAACTATGGAATGCAGATGACGTAGATGATTTGAGTGAAGCAATTTTGTTGCACTGTGACATTGGCAATGAAATAACATTCTTCATCAGAACCAGGTTAGCAAAGATTAGAAAAATCATCAATGACTTCTACGGCAGCTTTACGATAGTCTCAAGCAAAGATGATCTAGCCAGTGAAGCCGCTGGCGAAGCCGCCGCAGGCGCTGCTGAAAAGCAACTACTTGCTAGCTTCGACAACATGGAACTAGGACCACAGCCACTGCAAAAGGACTTCAAAACACTTGGATTATTCCTAAAGGCACAAGCTCAACATAACCTTATTCTACGCCGGAGAGAACATCATGGCACTGTATAATGATATTCATGATAGGCAATATACTCAACTTGCCTACAAAGTAAAGTACTTCCCAATGGCAAGACTTAGCCAAGCAGGCCAGCGGCTAATAGTTTGGTGCAAAAAGCGTTTCTTCAGTAAGAAAGAAATTGAAGCTAGGTGCAATGAAGATAAAACAAAACTTCATCTACGTGGCGAAGCCTATCATATCGTTTGGGCGTATAATTGCATTCCAACAGTGCATGAATGGGAGAAATTTTCAAATCTCGCCCGATTTGATTGTGAGTTTCGATGCAGCCCAGCAGTGCCTGAAACATACTATGTTGTACTTTCAACAGAAAAGCATGTAGTTAAAAGTAATCAATCCGAGCAGTCTACTTCCCCTGCCGGGGGTTGACATGCACTGCTGCCTGTGACACACTGGCGCTTCGCATAGAGCCACCCGCTACATGCGAGCAAACCAAGTCCTAACTCACTTAAGGAAACTAAAATGCCTATCGCAACTCCGTTTAAGTTTAATTTCAAGTCGCGATCCATTCGTGATGAAGCCGGTAATGAAATCGGCCGTACTAAAAAGCAACCCAGCTTGACGGTTGATCTTCCGATTCCAAGTGCAACCGAGCTGCAACAATTGCTCGCAAAAAGTGGAAAAGAAGCAGAATTGATCCTCGGCACAGTTGCAGATTGTGTCTATCAAGCTGCACGTAATCAATTCGATGATGTTATTGAAACGCTGGGAGATAGTGACCAGGAACTCACTGTCGGGAATCTTGATTTCAGCCGGCTTGATTTTTCCTATCTTGCAAATATGCCGCCTGCGGCTCGTGGTGCAACTGCAATCACCGATGCTGAATGGCAGCAATTCTTTGATGACTACATGGCAGTGATGACGGTTGCTACTGGCAAGGAAACCAAGCGGATTAACAATCATATCATCCATTACAAGAAGCCGCAACGTGCTAAGTCGAATAAGGCACTGATGCAACTGTTGATTGATCAGCTTGATATCTACATGGTATCAACTAACAATCTCGATGACACTGGCCCGTGTGCAATCAGGCTTCGTAATAGGTTTGATCGCTGGCTGAAAGAGCCGGAAGAAGAAGTCGACATGTCACTGCTTTGATCTAATAGCTCCAGTCTTCAGTGTATGAAGGCTGGAGCTTTTCTTTTAGCTGCAATGAGGCATAATGAAATACACTGCAATCTGGCAGAAAATAAAAGCAACTGGCAGTGCTGAAGTCACTGTCAATAAGTCCATTGCACGCACATTAGAACAAGGCGTGAAGCGTACAAAGTCAGCAGAAAATGTTGCATACAAATACATCGGTAACCATCCTTGGTCTAGACTTCGCGTAATCAGAGTACCAATCTCTGCTACGCACACTAAGATAGTTTTTGAACTAATGTATCCAACAATTTTCTAATGAGCCCGCGTGAAATCAAAAGACACACAACTACTGCATTACTTTGCCCGAGGGTTCCACTGGTTAGCCGGTAATAATCCTCGGGCAAAGTCACTTCTAGATGTTTGTCGAGTAGCTGATGTTTGGCCAGAGCTGCTTGTTTCAAAATATCATACATACACTGAGCAAAGATTACTGGAACTAGTAGCTGCCCGCTGGACAAAACCAATAAGTGAGCTAAATTTAAACTTCATTGATCTATGTTTACGTATTCATCCAGCTGGAGATGCAATCATTCAGTTGATAGAGAGCACGGCGCCGCCAAAGGCAGCTAGCACAATTAACAAGCTACCGAAGGCGAGGGCCGGCGAAGCCGGGCCGAGCCAGTGCCTGGCAATGCAGCGTGCTAATCAATCCAGCAAAGCTAGCGAAGCTGAAGCTAATCAATCAAATAATAAATCCAGCGAAGCGGCGAAGCCGGCCGCCTGGCAATGCAGCATGCTAATTAATCAATCCAGCGAAGCTAGCATGCTAACTATAACTAATCAATCCAGCAAAGCTGAAGCTAGCGAAGCTACTCTAATCGAAACCCCGCCGGTCAACAATTTACAAAGCACAGGAGTTAAAACTATCATGGCTGACGCAACTACATTACCGCCAGATATCATGCATAAGCTACAAGACGCTTTAGCATCTATCGAGCAGGCACTTCTCACAAAAGATCCACTGATTGCAAACCATCTGCGAGTATCTCACGGTTTGATTCAAAGCTACCCTGAGTCAGTACATTTGCTTACTGATGCGCAGATTGCAACAATCATCGATGGTCTTGAAGTATACACAAAAACTGAGATTGTGAAAGCAATAGTTAAAGATACAAGCACTAGCAAGAAGCGTGTCAAGCTCGGCGTTGAAGACATGTAATTAGCTTCTAGCTACCAGCTACACTAAAATGCAACCCGACGAAGTCGCCAGCTAGTTCAATCAAACCTAATTAGCTACACTGCGAAGCAGCAACCCGACGAAGTCGCAGCCCTATGGCACAACTATTCAATCACGGCTACAGAAACGTAACCTCGTACAGCTTGCAGGAACTATTTCATGCATGCCCGAGGAAGTTTTCTATCTCACAGCGGAGAAATGCACAAAATACAGAGCAAACTAATAATGTATCATTTGCATTTGGCCATGCAGTAGGAGCAGCAGTAGCGGAGTATGATAAAGCACAAGACTTGCGAGCAAGTATTTGGGCTGCATTTCTTGCCTGGGACATGGACTTTGCAACTGTTGAAGAAACTAACAAAGCAAATAAAAAGTCACTCTGGCAAGCTATTGCAGCGCTCTACGCATATGAGCTATTTCATAAACAGAATAAGCTAGCTGACTATGAAGTCATCAAAGTAGAAGCTAGGATCGGGATTGACTTTGAAGATGGCCACTTTTACACTGGTCATATTGACGAACTGCTGCGACATAAAGAGACTAAACAATACTTGGTCAAAGAAAATAAAACCACCGGGCTCAATAATATAAATCCTACAATATATGCAAACAGCGATCAAGCACTGAGCTATGCAATAGTCATTGATATGCTAGACAGCAGCGAGATTCAATACGAAGTCTTATATACTGTCTATTCTGTGCAAACTTCAAGCTGGGAAATATATCCATTCGTAAAGCAAGGGCACAAGAAAGCAGAGTGGATACAAGACCAGCTATTGCTTCATCAACAACTAGAAGGATACCAGGAGTTGAACTTCTTTCCGAAGCGTGGAAGAAGCTGCTTTGAATACATGCGGCCGTGTCAGTACTTTGACATTTGCGACTTGAGTGTGAAGCATAAATTCACTGATCTACCCGCAATCAGTTCGCTGTCAGAACTCGGAGAGCTTGATTTTGTCACGACGCTGTCAGAGATTCTTAGCAGGCATTCAGCTCAGCCAGCAATTTCTACAGACTGCTGAAGGCGAAGCCGGCGGCCCCCAACCGCAGCAATAAATTGCATCCCATTTTGAAATCATTGAAATCATTGAAAGCCTAAAATGAACTTGAATGAACTACCAGTCACTACTGGCACAAAGGTACTAATCTACGGGCCACCTAAGACAGGTAAGACTGCACTTGCAGGTAAGCTCGCAAAGAAGTACACATTGCATTGGTTTGATCTTGAAGGTGGAATTAAAACACTGCGCAATCCAACCATTCTACCGCCAGAATTCCGTAAAAATATAAACGTTTTCAACATTCCAGACCACAAGTTGTATCCTATAGCAATAGATACTATTCGAGAAGTTCTACGTGGCGGATTGAAGCAGATTTGCATTGACCATGGAAAAGTAAATTGTGCGCTGTGCCAGAAAGCAAACCAGCCATTTTCTAAAGTTAACATTCTAGAATTTACTTCTAATGATATTCTTGTAATTGACTCGATGACGCAGCTAGCCAATAGCGCTATGAATAAAGTCATCTTGAAAGAGTTGCAGAAACCTGGCGGCGAAGAATATAAGAAGCTATTTGCAGACTACGCTACTCAAGGCTCCTTGATGGAGCAAGTGCTATCTTTCATTCAAGTGCTCGATATAAACATTTGTATGATCGGGCATGAGTTGGAGAGTGAATCGCTACAAGGCCAAGAAAAGATCGTACCTGCGGGCGGCACTAGAAACTTTTCACTGAGCGTTGCAAAGTATTTCGACACAGTGGTCTATTGCACAATCACAAACAAGCAGCATAGAGCATACAGCTCGACTACATATAGTCCTGTAGTTGTGACGGGAAGTAGATTGCCTGTATGCGTAGATGAAAACAAAGGTGATGATTTAGACATTTCAACACTTTTTCAATCCGCCGGAGCTAAAGCTAATGACTGACCGTGAAGTATTCAATGCGCTAATTGCAGGCGCACTTTTAGATTACACCCACTGGATAGGAAGTGGGCAGCCATCTATGTTACTATTACGGCAGTTTCTTGATATGCACAAAGTCAACGGTCACAGTGCATTCTACTATACCTGGTCAACAATTGCTACATTAAAAGCTGCTAAACAATTGATGGAATCAGATGATGCGCAACCTTAGTGTTTTAGATAAGCTAATCATTGAAGCTCTGACCGAGGAAACAGATGGAGCTACAGTGGATACTATTTTAGAGTACATAGGTACATCTACTGGCTGGAAAAAAGAAAAGCGAGCTGGTAAAGTACAAGGTGCGCTGTTTAAAATGCACACTGTGTACATTGATCGATGGATTTTAACCCCAGAAGGAGACTATGATGCTGTATGGATGATGGTTGTTGTTCCTCCCCACTGCCCGAAACCTGATAAGGTTTAATTTAACTTTTGATTGAAAGACTACCGTGAGCAACAAGACCTTTACTGACTTGGCTGATTTGATGGATGCTTCGATGGATGACATCGAAGACTTGCCGCCTGTAGGTGTACCGCCTAATGGCTACTATAGGCTGGAGGTGAATGCAGACCAGAAGCAGCCGAAGGAATCTGGCAAAAATCCGTACATTCGATTTGACTATCGAGTGGTGGAAGTTCTTGAATTGAGCAATCCTTCAGAAGCAAAAGAAGCATCTGTAGGCATGGAGTTTCATCAAATCTTCTCGCCCTTCAAGCAAGATGGTACGATGAATACTGTCGGTGTTGGCTTGCTTAAGAAGACTATTCAGCCGTATGCTGCACACTTCGGAACTACCAGCATGAAGGATGCAATTGCAGAAATCAATGGCTTGCAGATTTCTGCAGTCTTGCAACGCTGGCCAGATAAGAAAGAAGCTGGCCGGTGGAACTTCTCGTTGACTGACATCGTCATCGATTAATCTGCTTTGCTAGGTTTTGCTGGCTGGTAGCTACTTCGTAGGGCTGCCGGCCGGCAAATTTCAACCATTTAACCCTGCGCAGCAGCGAAGCAGATGATAGGCTTCTTCGGTACACAAGAAGATCGTTCATTCCTACACGATCTTCGAGTTCTAGTTAGCCCGCATGGGCTAAAAGTTTCTTTGACGCCTGAGTTATACGTTGCTAACCTCCGCAATAAAATCAAGCAGCATGGATTGACTAGCATAATCTGTACCTGTCCAGAAACACTAGTCACGCTGTTAAATGCACTGCCAGACTTTAGGCATCCTATCGGTAAGCGCGGCACTAGACTGGCGTTGAAGATAGATGACTATGCAGGTTCTTTCTTTAAGATAGCCGCCCCTGGCGCAACTGAAGTTGATGTACTAATACTCGACCCATTGAAGCACTTGCATACTGTGCCTGAGGCACCGTTTGTTTTTAAGCGATTCATCAGCAAGATAACACAGCCCGCGGCTTGGAAAATTGCATCCTCATTCACTTGGGAAGTCTGGACACCAGCTAAATCAGATCAGCTTCTAGCACGATTCTCTCAAGCTCGGCTACTTGCAATCGACATTGAAACTCACAGGGATCATCCGCAGAGAACTATCCAATGCGTTGGATATGCTGCACTCTTTCCCGATGGAAGCACACATACTGTAGTTGTTCCTTTCAAAGACATGCTTGCGCATCAATTTGTCCGCAAGATGAATGAAAGCCCGCCGGCCAAAATCTTCCAGAATGGCTTGTATGATAACTTATACTTTTTTCGGTGGAATGTTCCAGTTCATAACTGGCTATACGATACAAACAATCTATTCCATGCCTGGTACGCTGAGCTGCCTAAGAAACTTAGCTTCATATCTGCCTTTTGTTTGCGTTATGTCAGGTACTGGAAGGATGATGCAGCTGGTAGTGAGTATAATAAGTTTGAATACAACGCTAGAGATTGCTGGGGCACGCTTCTATCTTGCTGTGTAATTTTGATGGAAGCTCCAAAGTGGGCAATCAATAATTACTTGATAGAATTCCCATTAGTATTTCCATGCCTGCATGTCGAAGCTGACGGGATGACTGTAGATTTAGCAGTGTTTACTAAGCAGCGAGCAGCGAGCAGCGAGCAACTGGCAGTTGTTAAACAGAAACTTGCTAGCTGGCTAGGTGCAGGATTTAACCCGCTTAGCCCCGTGCAGTGTAAAAATCTTCTTCGAGTATTAGGTGCTAAAGGTGTAGACTCTGCTGACAATGCTGCGATGAATGCAACTGCTGCAACTCACCCATTCAATGAACTAATCATCTCAGAAGTGCTTGCATATAAGAAGCAAGCAAAGCTACTCAGTACGTATCTTGTCTGGGATAAGATGTGGATGGATAGATTGTTCTATAAACTGAATCCTGCAGGCACTACAACTGGTAGATTGGCTTCTGGTGAGTCTTCATTCTGGTGCGGGCTGCAAATTCAGAATATCCCGCAGGGCAAAGCAGTTAAATCTTGGATAAAAGCAGACACTGAATGGCTGTTAGCCGAAGGTGATGCAGCGCAGTCTGAAGCTAGATGCGTCGGATATTTATCTGGCTGTAAAGCACTCATTGCTCTAGTTGAATCAGACAAAGATTACCATACTTGGAATGCACATAAGTTCTTCGGAGTCAAGTACGAAGATGTAACCAAGTCACTGCGCAATCTTGCAAAGCGAGTAAACCATGGTGCCAACTATAACATGGGACCAGAAGTGCTGTTAGATACAATGGGACCGAAAGCTGTAGCTGAAGCTAGATTGCTATTGAAGCTGCCCGCTAAGTGGACACTGCTACAAGTCTGTCAGCATCTTTTAGCAACATACGCAAAAGCCTATCCTGAAGTGAAGCGTGACTGGTACGATGCTATTAAAGCTACAATTAAGCTAAGCAAGGTGCTAGTATCACCGCTAGGCTGGACTAGAATGTTCTTTGCCGATCCCACGAAAAGCAAAGCTGCATTGAATGCTGCCGTGGCCCACGGTCCGCAGAATTTGTCTGTCGGCATCATCAATAGATTGTTCTATCGAGTGTGGCATGCATCGCTATACGGTGAGTTGCAAGGTAAAGTGCGACTCAAGGCGCAAATACATGACAGCTTGCTATTTTGCTATAAAGATGAAAGCACACCAGCGCGAGTGCAAGAAATGATGAAAGAACCAGTTCAAGTAAAAGGCACAGATAATGTAACTAGAACACTTCTCATCCCAATAGAAATGAACAGTAGAGCAACTTATTGGGCAGACCTAAAGTGATACCACTGTTTGAGCAGTACTTTAAATACGTAGAGCACACAGAGTCACCATTAATTTTCCACCGCTGGAGCCTATTAGCTTGCGTAGGTGCATATTTAGGAAGACAATATAAGCTACCCTTCGGTGACTTTAATATCTATCCTAATCAATATATCATGCTAATCGGTGATCCTGGAGCGAGAAAGTCTACTGCAATTAAGCTAGCAACTAGAGTGATTGCAGCAGCTGGCTACGATAAGTTCTCTGCTGAACGAACATCTAAAGAAAAGTTCCTACTTGATCTGGAAGGTGCTGAAGAGCAAATAATAGAGGGGCTGTTTGAAGATGTCAACTTGACTGAGCCGAAAGAGGTATTCATAACTGCGGATGAATTTAATGAGTTCGTCGGATCATCTAATTTAGAGTTTCTATCACTGCTGGGCAGCCTATGGGACTGGGATAAAGTAGACGCACCGTTCAAACAGCGATTGAAAACTAGCAAAAGTGTCAGCATCTATCAGCCCACAATTAGCATCCTCGGCGGGAATACTCATGCAGGTTTTCAAGAAGCATTCCCACCGCAAGCCATTGGCCAAGGCTTTTTATCTAGGTTGCTGCTAGTATATGGAGAAACCACCGGCCGTAAGATTGCATTTCCTGAGGCACCAAGCACTCTACTCAAATCGCAGCTTGTAGAGCGCTTGCAAGAAATGAAGCAGCGTGTAGTTGGTACTGCTAGCATAACACCTAAAGCTGAAGGCATGCTTAAAACAATCTATCATAGCTTCGAAGGTTTGGAAGATGCTAGATTCAAACACTACTCAACACGACGGCATGTACACTTGTTGAAACTTTGCTTGATTATAGCTGCCATGAATCTAAAAACTACAATAGGTGCTGAGGAAGTGCTGGTATCTAACACGCTGCTGACGTTCACAGAGCATAAGATGCCGAATGCTTTGGGTGAGTTCGGAAAAGCAAAGAATGCAGATGTAGCTGCACGACTAGTTGCTGTACTTTCTGAAGCTAAGCAGCCATTAGACTTGCCGCAAATATGGAAGCAAGTGCAATCAGACTTAGACCGACCGGATGATTTGAGCAGAATGCTTCAAGGTCTTTTACAGGGAGGTAAAATTCAATTTGTAGCAAGAACTCGCACTAGTGACGTTCAAGGATATTTAATTGTACGTAAAATGCTTAGCAACAAAGCAGTATATGTAGATTACTCATTGCTGCAAGAAGCTAAGATTTTTTCAGGAGATTGAACTATGGATAAGCAATTTGCTTGGGGCGCAGATACTGCGGTAACTGGTGATAGTGGCGTCTCTGTTGTAGGTGACCGTGGGGTTGCAACATCAGGAGCCGCCGGCGTATCAATTGCAGGTGAATTCGGGATGTGTGCAGCCGGTGAAGGTGGATTGATTATTATTTACTACAAAGATAAATACTTACAACGGATGCGCTGCAATGTTGCATATGTTGGAAAGAATGCACTTGAGCCTGGCGTGTTGTATTGCTTAGATGAAGATACAAACTTTACAAAGGTGGTGAAATGAAAGTCACATTTTGGATGAACATTGGACTTGAGAATGCTGCAGTTCGAGTCTTTGGAGAGGCAAACAAGCAAGAACTGGAAGCGATCACATATGTAAACTACCTAGATGTAGATATCTTGCCCGCTCTAGACTTACCGACGCGGCGAGAAATTTTTGCGCACTATGAGCGTAATTTGCTGGAGGAAAATAAAGTGACACTTGTTACTTGTATTTACACTGCGGAATTGAATAATGCATTTGTCGAAGTTACTGTAGAGTACGACGATGCGTATGATATTAACATGGAATGTGTGCGTATCAATTACAATGGGATGAATATCACACCTTGCTTGTCACCGCAACAAATTAAAACACTTGTAGATCAGTGTCCGATTCCGCCAGATGAAGTTGAAGCATCTACTTAGGAGAATGAAATGCCTGCTACTTACACTGCAGAATTGAATCAAGCATCTGTGAAAGTTAGTTGTGAATTTGACAGTGATAAAGGTGTTGATATCAATTCGATGGTTGTAATTTATCGAAATGTAGATGTCGCGCCATTGTTGTCAGCTGAGCAGATTGAAGAACTTGCGGATCAATGCCCGATCTGCGGTAACGATGAGGAATTGAATGATAGTCAAGATGATGAAGCTGAAGGATATGTTGATCTGACAGATCCAAGCAGCTAGCGCGCCTGCAAGCTACCCAAAGCCAAAAGCCCCAAGATTCACACCTTGGGGCTTTATCTTTTCTGCTACGTACTTTAATTCACATGATCCGGCAATGGCTCACCGCCCATGATTGTCATCAAAGTCTGACCGTATGGTGTATGTAGCCTAGCAGCCAGTCTATTGACCATGCTCACATTAGCATCACGATTCCAACGCTGAAGTGCTCGATTAAAGTTCTCAATCCTGCCGCCGCGAGATACATACTCTAAGATAAATTCATCCAATTCTTCATGCGTGGGAAACTCACCACCGTGTAGCTTAGTTTTAACTACTCTCCCTAAGCGCTCGATCCTAGCACGATCTAATGCTTGGTATGTTTTCTGCCGGAAGACAGTATCAAGTGCAATTGCTTCATCCATTGGGCGCGCACCTAACAGCCTAGCAGCTCCATCGAATTCTACAAAGCGCTCCGCCAGCGATCCGAGCCAAGTTGTAGCTTGCAAATCATTTGCAGCGCTAATTAACGTGCCACTAGCAGTTGTAGACTGGCCAGCTAGGAGCTGACCAAATCCTGCGAGCGGCCGGTTCCAGCCTTGGTGCTGCAATCCTTGAAGCAGTGCATCAGTTATATCTGCACCGCCGCCGATATTTCTACCAGTCGAGATCAGCGTATTTATAAGTTTCAAGGAAGCTGCAACAGCAGGAACGTCCAAGGGATTGTGCGGAACAATAGTAATGTGCCTAGGATTCAAGTCTCCGCGAGTAAACAGAGCTGGCATTGATCCGGAGAACAGCGGAAAAGCTGACGCAGTTCCATAAAGCATCCAGTCGCCAAGCTCTTTATTCGCACCAGGTAGCACGCCGTAAGCATCTTGGTGCGTAGGATTGCCAGCCATCCATGAACCGATTATATGCGTGTTAACTGCATCAAAGAATGGCAAGCCGTTCAGTCCGAAGATGCTAGACTGCAAACCTGCAAACAGCATCAATGTTTTCTTGTCTCCAGCCTGGGTATGCCGGAACAATTGCTGCATCACATTGAAAAAGTACGTTTGGAATAGGCTAATAGCTGCACCAGTAGTACCTTGGAATAGAATAGGCCGCTGGCTAGTAGTGTAGTTGCCTTGAGCTCGATTTGTGTATGTGATAATGAATGCATCTTGCTCTTTTATTGAAAGCTTCCCAGCGGCAACTAATGGATCAGTAAGCCGCTTCATCATGTTTGCAGAAACAAACCTAGCAAATTCCTCTGCAAATGTATTGCCTGTGAGTTTAGAAGTAGTTTCTACTGCGGCATCAATATTATTCATCCACTTGCTGGGATTAATCGCAGGATTAAACGACACAACATCCATAATTTCATGGAACTGTTGAGTGATTCCTTTAACTGCACCAATGTTTTTGAAGCGACCTACTAGTGCCTCTTTACCTGGCCTCCAGTAATCTTGTGAGCTTTCCATTAGCAGCTTCTGCCAGCTAGGCACGTAAACATTTGCCATGCCTGGTACTTTAACCTTTGTCAGCTCGTTCAAAACACCTAGTGTTGGGTCATGCTTAGCTAGCCGGCCGAGAATAGATGCCATCTCCGTGCCAGCAGTGATCGGCGTAGACATCATAGTGACTAAAGTATGCGCCATATCAAAGCGCAACAATGTAGTCGCTAGGACCATGTTGATCTTTTGAATGCCCTCACGGATAAAGTTAACCGGATAGCGTTCATTTGCAAGCATGTAAGCAGCTTCATCAGTATACGGCATCCCTAATCCGAATCGAGCCGCTACTTTATTAGCCTCTTCCCAAGAGATTAATCCAGCTTTTGCATCTCTAAATGCACTTTCATATGCTTCCCCCATGCGAATGCCAACACCATCGATGAAATCATTCAATGAGTCGAGCAGTGGGAATTCTTGCTGCTTAGAGACATCTAAAGCAGTCTTTATGTAATCGCCAAATGGATCAGCAACTTTAGCTTGGAGCTGCTTGCCAAAGCCACCAACACGAGATTCAGAAACTCTCCGATATTGTTCTGATAGGAAGTTCATTTCACTGAACCAGCGTCGATTCTGCACTTGCACTGCAAGCCTAATGTGCTTTTGCTCTTGTCCAGCATGGAAATATAAATAATCTTCCATGACGTTCTGATAACGCGTTTCAGGAATATGATCGGCAAAGACACCTTTACGTGCGAGGTCACTATCAATTAGCGTATCTGTCAGCGTCAGACCATAATCGTAATCCCCTTGTGCTTTGTGAAAGTTAGCAATATCTTTACTGAACAGAACATCGTAATCATCAGACACTTTAGCTGCGAGTGCACGCAGTTGATCTTCATTCTTTGCAGTAATCACCGACATTGCTTGTGTCACGCCGATTTTATTCTTAGTGCGCACGAATGCGTAATGAGGATAGCGACGAGTGTTAATCGGCGGCGCGTATACGATAGCTTCTTCAGGTAGCTTCCTAGTAAGTCCGACAGCATTCCAAAGCGGAGTTAGATTTCCTTGGCGTTTATGGTTGATATTTGCATGTGCCCGCATAAGATCAGCAGCAGTGACGTGCTGAAAGTTAAATGACTGTGGGTATTTTTTGTCTGCTTGTGCAAATATTTCAATTGCTTCATCAAGGTCTATTTTATTAGCTATTGCATACTTCTTTGCTTCATAGTTTACAATTCTAAGGCTATCCTCTGATTCAAACACATACTTGAGCGGAGATTTGCGCAGCGCAGTAGTAACAATGCTAAGCTCTGCTGCTGCTTCCGGGCTACTTCTCAGATTATTAACATATGGTGCGAGAGTTTCAACAACAGCATCTCGCCGACGCATGTTTAGTTGCGCTACATTGCTTCCAGAAGCCTGAGCAGCAAGGCCGCCGCGGTCACCATAGTCAGCATTTGCAGCGCCCCAAATACTTGCACCGGCGCCATCGGCATCAGCAGTTTGTGCAGCCGTACGTCCTTCCCGCGTAGGCAGAAATGTTTCAAAGTCAATAATAAGATCAGCATCCGCACCGAGACTAGCGCGAACTGCATTGCTAGTAACTTGTGTATTGATGACTTGTTTATAATGTTGTGCCAAGGCTTGATGTGCTATAAAACTAGGCCCCATTGTCAGCTTGTAGATAGCCGACTTGGTCATAGCTGCAGTATCATCAAATGTCCAAGTCATAGCAATTGTAGTAGGTTGCTTTGCAGCAGCAGTTTCTAGTACAGTTGCTCGCGTAGGAAGTGCAAAGCCGCTTTCAATAGCTTCCTCTACCCAGTCTTGAGTAACACCGAGATTAGCAGCAATGATTCGAGCTTCTGGAATGGTTGCATCATTTTTAATTCTATCCAAGAATTCAGCTAAATAGTTCAACCTAGCAGTATCAACGTACTGCTTAAGATTTTCTATAGTGCTGACTGGAATAGTTCCACGCGGAGTAATAAGATTAAAGTTCTTAAGTGCAGATTCACTTGCTTCTGGCGCTAGTTCAAGTAGACGCTGTACCAATGCAAAGTCATGAAGATTGATGTTGCCACCAGTAATCTTTTGAAGCTCTGCTAGCGAGCGGTCAGATGCCCAAGCAAATCGAGCAGTAGCTTCTAGCGGATCGGCACCTAGATTAGCTACTACAGATGCAGGCATTCTAAAAGATTGCTGACCTGAAGATATGAAGTCAACAGAGCTAGCAAATTTATCCTTTAGAATAGTATCACCAAACTGCGGCAGTGCTTCAGGCGTTAGATCGGCTGTCCGTAGATCGAGGTAAAGCTGCACTTCATGCAAGTTTTCTTTCACACGTGCAATTTTAGCACTGCGAGGATTAAATCGGAAGGTACCATCGAGCAGTTGCACAACATCTGCTTGCGGTGCAGTGGCCCAAATTTCTGTTAGCTTATTGCTTCCTACTTGACCCGCTGTTACGACATTCAAGTCTTCAACAGCAAATCCGGGTCGAATAGCATATGCTTGCTTGGTAGTTTTCGGGCCGCGGACCGCACTAAAGCTATCTACTAGTTGCTCTAGCCTAGTGTCCCCCTTGGGTTCTAAGTTGATATAGAACTTGCGGCGTTGAATGTTAAGTGCATCGAGTGAAACTGGGCCAACTTTGCTGACATTCTCTAGATAGCTGTGAATTACATTCATCACTTCGCCACTATCTTTACCAAGCGCGCGAGTATCTTCAACTGCCGTGCTGATAAATCTAAACATAGCTTGACCGACAGTTGCATTTCCTGCGGCAAGCTCATTAAAGCGAATAGCAAGTTGCTGCTGTGCAAGTTTAACTGCATCCGCTCTAGCTTTAGTCATTTGCGGTGTGATGTTTATAACAGCTTGACTTGCTTCACCCCTATAGACATAATTAAAATCTAGCACTCGCTCAGTATTCGGATTGGCGATCATATTGCTGATCGACTCTGCCAACTCTGTGCCTTTAGGAAATGTAGTCCTAGTGGGTAGATAAATGACATCTACACCGCGCAGCGCATCTTGAACAGCTTTCGCAGATTGCTTATAAACGCCACGAGCAGCGATTGAATTGAAACCTCCGCCGAATACTCCGCCGATGCCAGCGCCTAGCGCCATATTCCAAGCGAAGTCACTAGCTGTCCAGTCATTGAATACTGGACTATTATGCATGGTGCCGACAATAGCAATTTCAGCGGCTGTGGAAAGCAGTGCTTGATCCGCAGTTTCCCAAAGTGCTTGTCTGCGGCGTGCAGTGCTTTCAAGCAAGCTGCGCATTACACCGCCAGATTCTGCAGTCTCTTTAATGCCTTGTTGAAGCCAGAAAGAACTGCGAGAGCTAGTATATCCTAGTGCAGTGCTAATGTGACCTAGTGGTGCACCAGCCCGGGCCAGCTTTACAGCTTTAAGTCCAAGTGACCCGGGGATGATAGCAGTTGCAACTAGCCCTACAATATCTAATGCATCCTTGCGCTCCATGTAATAGTCTGCTGTGGTATCACCAAAAGCAGTACGCACTGCATCTTCAGCTTCCCAGTAGTTACCACCAAGATATGGTACGAAACTATTATAGATGCTGAGTAAGCCTGACGTAGCAGCAGATGGCACACCCATGGTAAAGAAATTACCAATGCGGCGCAACGTGCCAGCTTCAATGTCAGTAGTATCTGCGCCTAGCACTACCGGATGATAACCAGCATTTAGTTGTGTCATGGTTGCTGCCTTTGAATGGTTCCACCTTGAGCACGAGGATTCTGCGCAGGTTCTGCTGGTGCAGGCGCTGCAGGTAGTTGCAGATTTAACAACGGCGGAATTGCGCCGAGCACAGTTAACGGCAGCGGGCCTGCTGGTGTTTGCGGGAGCGATCTACGTGCAGTTTCAGAAAGTGCTCGTTTAATTTGCGTGGGATCAGTTAAATCGACAGCTATAGGGTCTTGAAATATGCCAGCCGGCGGCAACACGACAAAGTATCTAGTTTGCGGCGGCAGCCCAAACAATTCATGCTGAAACAAATCCCGATTCTTAAGAATTCCACGCTGGTAGTATTGCGCAACTTGCTGAGCTGCTTGGTCGAGTGTCAGCTCACGATTGCGAACAAGCGCAGCCATTGCTCGAATAGCTTGCACTTCATCTTCAACGGAGACATTAGGCTGATTGTTCCCAGCAGTGCGCGCGGCAGTCTCTGCCATCAATGCAGCAAATCTGTTATTTGGAATCGGTGTATCCGCCATCACTCTGTGCTGAGCGCGATACGGATTGAATGTAGTATTCCAGACAGGCGCAGTGAGACTATTACCGCTATTCGGTAGATTTGCAGAATCTACTAGTGCTCGATCATACGCAGCTTGTGCTTGATTCATTAGTTCTTCTGTGCTCAGAGGCCTAGCACGATTCTGTGGAGCATTTGCAATTTGCGAAGCATGCGATTGCAGACCTGCTGCAAGTCCTTGCGCTGCCATGCTTACGCCACTATTTTGCTCTCTGACGCGCCCAGGATTTGCTTGCGCACCAAAAAACTTAAGACTCGAAACAAGGTCAGGACCAAGCCGGCCAGTCATAGCAGCATCCAGCCACATAGTTCTGACAGCTGCATTTGGAATAGTACGCCAAATGGTAGTGTTCATAGGCGTTTCAAGACCTAAGAACTGAGAGAGCACAGCAAAGCGATCATTCAACTGGGCGGTTCTCTCAGCTTCTTCTAGTTTCTCTGCTGCTGTCCTTGCCCTGGCTGCTTGTCGCTCTGCTCTAGCTTCTCTACGTTCGGCTCTAGCTTCTCTGCGCTCTTCTAAGCTAAGCATATGCTGGCCAATTTGCAGCTTCCTAGTGATTAAGTCATTGTCCATTTCATAGAGATTATCAGTCAACTGGAATGCTTGCAAACGCAAACCAGCAAGCCTGCTAGCATTTGCCATTTGCGCTTCAGTCAGTTTGATATCAGCAGCCTTGCGCTCATTCACAGCGCGAGCTAGCTCCAAGTCTTTAGTCTCTGCAGCAACATTGGCAACTACAGTTGAATTGTGCTCTGCCAGCAACCTAGTGCGGGTGCGAATATTCTGCTCGGCTGCATTCCTAGTAGCGACTAGATCATTGTTCCGCTGTGCTACTTGTGGCAGCTTTAACTGCGCTGCAAGAAACCCTACAGGATTGTCTAGAAAACTTATGGCAGATAGCTGATTAAATTGCTGCCTGACTTCTTTCCGCTCAGCTTCAGCAGCATTAAATGCAGCCATTCCTTGAACTAGCTTATTGTTGAGGTCATCTGGATTCAGCCCGACTACAGCAGTTGCATTTTCTTTAAGCTGCTGCTCTCTAGCTCGAAGCTCTGCTTGCCCGCCAGCAATCCTAGCGGCTTCATCTGCTACACCACGCGCAGCATCCAGATTGACAGTCATCAACTGCTGCATGTTTGCAGTATCATTTTGTAGCGCTGCAGCTTGGCCAGCCGTAGCAGCTTTACGCGCTTCCGTGACTTGCGTAAGCTGACTAAGAATAGCATTAAGATCGAGACTCATACAGATGCCTCAGTTTGTCGGACCGGCTCAACTCGAACTAATGATTGCGGCGGCTGACTTACGTAAGTTTGAAACTGCTCTTCTGGCGTAGGATGCCGCACAGGAGTAACTGGAGCAGGAGCACGCCGCCGGCCACCGCCAAACAATCTACCAATGATGCTACCAATCGTAGGGCCACCAAAGATACCAGAAAGTGCGCTAAGTATGCCCAGCGGCGGGAACTTCATTGCGAGTGCGCCAGCGGCTGCGCCAATAGCAGCACCACGAAGTTTATTGCCGCCGCTAAACGCACCACTAATTGCGCTGCCAATTATCGGATTTACTCCAAGGGCTCGCAGTGCTAGCGGCGCAATTGTTGCGGGGCCCGGCCTAGCAATAGCACCTGCAATATTTGCACCTAGACCCAAGCTGCCGCCAAATTGTGAAAGCTGCCTATCACCAGCAAGTCTACCTACATTTTGCACAAGTGAGCCGGCTGCACGTGCAGTTTGTACGGTTTGCGGCATTTGCTGCGGCTGCCGGCGTACCTGTGGTTGCTGAAGCTGAGGGGTATAATAAGATTGTATCGTGCGCAGCAATTCATCTTCATCTGGTGTAAATTGTACTGGCGCCGGTGGGGGAGCTGGACGAAGGTTACGCTGCCTAACTGTAATTGGTTCCATTGCTTGCTCCAATTAGAATTGCCAGTCAGCATCATCAACACCAGGCCAGAAGACAGGTATATTGAAACCTTCAACTGGCGGCGCTGCGAGTGAATAATCCATTGGCACTCCTGGCACGAACTCGTTGGAAGGTTGAGTTATAGTTGCAGGATTAAATCCGTCCATAGGGATGAAAGAAAAATCCAAGGGAGCATTTTGGGGAATGTATGGTGCTTGTAGCCCAGTAGCAATTGTAGGCGCAGCTCCGTCGAAAAGCAGTTGAGATATATTAAATGCTGGCATCTGCAATCCGCCACCAACTCGCGCAGACTGCAATTGTGCGGCCGGGACTGCCCTATTAACTGTTGCTGGCGCTGTGTGCGCTGGCGTAGTCACTCCAGTCAACCTACCAAGCATATCGCCGACAGTGCGATCACCAGTAAGACCGCGAGCAGCACGTGCAACTGCAACCATGCCGAGTAGATCACCAATTGGTGAGCCGGTGATAGTATCAGGCTGCTTAGTTCGCCTAGTATCCCGAGTAGCTTGCGCAATATTTGCCGCTGCTTGTTGCTGAATCGCCCTGCGTTGAGTCTGCTGCTGTACAAGTTGATTCTGAGCTGCGATTGTAGTATCCTTCAAAAGCTGCTCAAGTGCTGCCGCGACTGCAGAATTATTACCAGTACGTGCACCAACAGCGTTAGCGTGAGTCTGAACCAGACCTGGGATGGCACCGCCCGCCCGCTGGAAGATAGATTGCAGCAAAGCTGCTGGATCATCTGCTTGCATCTGTGCAATCACTTGATGCAGCGGCCTAACATCACCAGGATTAGTAATGATTTGCTCTCCGCCGCCAGTCAGCAGTGTTAGCAGTGTTTGCAGAGTTGCAAGTTGATCTGGGGCACGAACGACATCTGTTGCCATGATGTTAAACTCCAATGTCTACAAACGAGCCGTCTGTATGATTGACACGTAGCGTAGTAGGACTGAGTGAGAAGATTATTGCAGGCCGCCGGCCGACTGGTTCAATGTTCAAATAAAATCCACCAATTCCTAGCCCCATGCCGACTATTTGATTCACAATGCCAGTGGCTGTAGGTACTGCGGTTTGTATATTACCGGCTGTAGAGAGATAATAAGTTAAGCCGAATGTTGTTCCAGCTATCCCCTCTGTTCGGCCACTCATGAATACAGCTTCACCGAATGCGCCAGCTGCAATCCCACCAGGCTGATCGCAGACAGCGAGTGCAAACCTAGCTAAATTAGTGGCAGTAGCTACACGCGCAGTTATTTTACCTGCAACAATGCTAAGACTAAGCATCTGGCCATATGCGAGTGCTTCAGCAGCTTGAACAATAATCTTGCTACTGGTAGCATTTACTAGCTTTGTCAGTTGATCTATTTGCGCCATCTCACCTTGGCTGTACGTCACATTGCCAGTGACTATGCTAACAGCTTGTGACACGCCGCTAATTGCTCGATAGATTGGAGCAAATAGATTGGCATCATTATCAGTTAAGCCCGCCGGGTAAGCCGGCAAGCCACTTTGAACATGAAATTGTGGCATTAGACTCTTCCGCTAGTAGCGACTTCAACAATCAATGTAGTCAGCCGGAAGGAGCCAGCAACGACTAGATTGAAGTTCTTGCAATCTACCATGCAGCCAAACGTTGTAGCATCTACTGGAGTTGTTGGGTGCACGAAGTCAATCGCAGTGCCAGTGCTGGAAGATTGAACAAAGATGCTGCCAGATTCTATGTGCTCAGCTTCAATTCGATTGAGCTGCGTATTGGCATTGCGAGTGACTTGAACGCGACCGATGATGGCAACTGCGTCAGTAGCTACAGTGCTAAGAACTAGCACTTCGCCAGTATTCTTCAAGAAGGCTATTGCATTCTGAGCGGCTGTGATACCAGTTCCAGTTACTCGAGTGTTATTATAAGCTACATTACTCATGTCAGAGTACATGACATCGATGAGCTGCCCGTAGGTAGCTGGTACAGAGCCAGGAGCGTATACGTAATTAAAGCAATCTCTATGCAGAATACGCAGCTTGCCCCAACGCTCAAGCACTAGATCAAAGATAAGCGCGTAGCTGTACAATCCTTCCCAGTAACCATAAGAAACTACAATATACCTGTTGCCAATTGAAGTAACTTTTACAAGCATGTCAATCGGCATTGCGACTGATTGAACTATGCGGAGGTTGGGATCGTAGCGCTCTGTTAGCCGCCCGGTAATAAAATCGGCTAGCTCCGGGTGAATAGTTTCTGCACTATTAATGCTTATCCTTTGCAAGCCAGATGAAGTGTACGCGTAAATGCGTGCAAGATTGCCTTCAACTGTGGCTTGTTCATATGAGGAAAGGCCGCCCGCGGAAGCTACTTCACGAAACACCCAAGGACTGGCGAGTGACTGAGCATGGAAGCTCGCTGCAACTGCATTGCGCTTAGTGAATGCTATGAAGCCGCCAGCGACAGCAATAACTGCTGTGACTGGAGCTTGAATATCTTCTGGAATTTGAACCCCGGCGCCAGTAAATGCACCGTTGACAAACGGTCGAAAGTCAAAGATATTACCGACAAAGGGTGCCCAAGCAATTCTCAATCCTGACCACATGATTAGAAAGCCGGAGCTTGAAGAAATGCCATCAATTTCACCGACAGCAATGCCTGCTGGCCTGTGCGGAATGAGTGTAGTTGGCTGAAGCTGCTGTGTGACTGGATTCCACTCTAGAATCGACATATCAACTGGTGGATCAGCACTTCTCATCCTGGCATAGCATACGAAAGTTCTACCGTCTACATAGGCGTAAGTAACAGCGGCTGTAGCTGGATTAGATGTAGCATGCAACGTACGTGCGTGAATAGCCTCTATACCACCTTGAGCAACCCACAAGTTTGTACGTGCATTGTGGATGTAATTGCTATTACTTGCTGGGCTATAAAGTACGTAGTTTTCCAGGGCATCTCGCAGCGGAAAGATTGTATTAAATGAAATAATGCTAGACAGACCTGGGATTAAACTAGTATATCCTACAGATCGGATGCCTTCAGACATAGGCATTACATTCTCTGCATATATTAGTTTTGCCATGTTGTAGTCTGCTGAACTTTCAGTACCAAAAAAAACTCTGGGCGAGCGGGGAGCCGCATCAAGCCCAGAGGAAACTACAGCACGTGGCGACAGTGAAGATACGTATGGAATCGTAGCGTTATTGATCGCTATTTTGAACCGATGGATGCCCATCTTGCATTACTCCAATGTAAGCTCGTTCGCAGGCTAATCCTGCGGTATGGGCTTCGTCAGCAAATCTAGCAATTGTGTCCGCAGCTTCATCAAGCCGTAACTGCACGTCGGCGAGCAAATTGCTGGTGGCGTCGGCTGCTTGGCTTGGGATGGCAGCGGCGGAATTATTGGTTGCTGGGCAACGACCGGCGGCAATGAGGGTTGCGATACGGTCGCGCAGCCGCTGACCAGCAACAGCGGCAGCAGTAGCATCAGCTTGGGCTTTAACCAGTTTAGTTTGCGCTTCATTGGCAACCTCTTGAATGTGACTAATTCTACGCGCTGTTTCTGCAAGTGCTTCATCGGCAGCAATTCTAGCTGTACGCTCAAGTGCTTGTAGCTGCTCTGCATGCGCAGCTACAGTTTGTGCATGTGTAGTCTGTAGGCTATTAACTCGCCAAGTTTGCACGCCAGCGGTCAGCGTAGCAATCAGCACTGCGCCAAGTAGCACAGGTTGCAGTATGTTAGAGGCGAGCAAGTTAATCATGTGCAAGCTCATTTAACGTAGCTGCGATCGCACTGCCTACGAGCCATTTGCGATCGAGATATTTTGTAAGCTCTTCATTATTGGATTGAAAGAATGTTTCAATGATCAATCCGCCGCGGCGTGCAAAGCCAGCACTGAAGCCGCGCTCGCTTTTGAAGTCTGTAAGTGGAAACCAGCCAGCTTTTCGCCGCACTGGGATTTCAAGAACTTTAGCAATCGCTGCAGCTAGCTTCTGTGCTAGCTCTTTTTTAGTTGCAGGTGCAATTACTTCGACACCTTCAGCATTTAGATTAGTGCTTGCATTAGTGTGCAGCTCAATTGAAACAGTGCCGGACTTAATGAGTGCTAGAGCTGCTGCTAGTGGCAAGTTTCTTTGACCATCTCGCTTGTCTTCAGTGACAATATGCCCTTGCTGCCTGAGCTTGAGTGCAACAATATTGCGTAAATCTGTCATTAATTCTGCTTCAGACATGCCACCCCAAGTATTACCTGGATCGCGGCCGCCATGTCCAGCAGTGACTACGAAGTTCATTTAATACCCCACTGCATTGCCATTGCTTCCGCAATCCCAGTATACGTTCGGCTTCGTTCTTTCCACCGATTCGGTCCCGGAGCCATACGATGTACCCGTGCTTCTCTACCACTTACTACGTTTGTCGGCACTAGTTTTGGCAAGTTCTTCAACCAAAGACAGGTTGCTTTTGTTTCCCCGTGACCAAATTGCCAAGGTTGAATAATTTGAGTAGGCTTGCGGATATATGAAGATATCACACTTATAGGATTTTCTAATGCAATTTTAGTAATCGGTGCATTTAACAACGTCTGAACAAAATCTAAAGCATCTGCTTGCTCTTGTAATTTATGCTTAAACCAGCGACTACCGCTTACTGCTAAATGCGTACACGGTGGATGAAAAATTCCTAAATCCCAAGCATTCGCGAGAACTGTTAAAATATCACCCTGAATATGAAATGCGGAGTTATCTTCACTCTCCAAAAGATCACAGGACCACGCATCGTGTCCTTGGTTACGAAACGCTTGTCTAACTCGACCTGAATATTCGCAACCAACTAAAACTCTCATTTAATACCTCGATACCATTGCTCGACAAACTTACCAGTGATCGCCGCCAGCAGCAATGTAGCCATAAAATCAGGCTGGTAGCCAACTAGAACTGGCGCGGCTAGCACAATTACTGCAACTAGAGTTAATGCTTGAAAGACTGTCCGCACAGGTAGAGATGTATTGCTCGGATCCATTTGCACTGCACGGTAGAAGCAACCGACTAGGAGCAGTGCTCCTAATATGTAGTAAATTGCAGTAAGCATTACTGACCTCCCAGGCGCTTTATCAGATTCTTAGCGGCCGTGATAGCTACATTCAAAATGTCAATCCAACGCGGCCCGACGAATGCAATTATGAATGCAATAATAGCAATCAACTCTACTGCTGCAACTTTAAAATACGGCCCGAGCACAGTAGCTATGGAGCCAGCTAGTACAGCAGCCACAAAAGTATAAAGTGCAACGCGTTTTACACCTTGTAAAGCTGTCTCTGTGTGCGCTGTATTAAGCCCGACAAGTGAGCCTGCTAATCCCGCAGTAATGAGAACTGCAAGTAGTCCTACATGTGGACCGAGATAGAATGCTGCTAGAGCTACTAGAGCACTGCCACCTACACCAACTACAATGTCACTATTAGGAGTCATGATTTAAGTTCCGATTACCTAAAAACTGCTAGCGTCATTACTGGGGTATCGTATATCGTCCCGGCCGATCCGGCGCCGCCGGTATTACCGGTGACGACCACGAAACGAGTAGTTTCGACTACATGTGGGTTGGTAAACGATACTACCGACAAGTGATTTGTTATGCTAGCGGCCACGCCACTCACAACATAGCCAGTGTCTGGCATTGCAGTTGCAAAGTTAACCTGGAAGTGACCGGCACCGCCCTTGGTAATACTGCTAACGTTACCCGAGGCATTAATTACCCCCGCCGCGTTAAACGACACCCACGCGCGACAAGCGAAAACTGGCGCGGCGCCAGTAGCATTCAATCCGCCGCGTAAAGACAACGGAGTTACAGGAAATACATTGTTTGTGCCAGCAGCAGTTTCTGCATTTGTTGCTACGCGCATCACTGCGCCATCTGCTCGGGTAACCTCGAGCCTGAAATGCGTAGTAGTTAGTGCAGTTACTGTGATTAAATCACTTGCACTTGCAACATAGCTTACGTGGCCGGGGACAAGTAAATTTGCACTGTGAATGAATGTTGGCGTGCCTGTGCAATGTAGCAGCCTGCTAGCGCCAGCTTGTGGGGCAGCAGCAAAGCCAGTTACAGTAGCGCTGCCAGTGAATTCAATTAATGATCCAGTACCAGTCCAAATATCTGGAGTAGCTGCAGATGCTACAATTGAGCGCGTACCTAGAAGCAACGTAGCTTGAGCAGCAGCAGCAGTAGTATCATCTAGCAGCGTAGTTATGTAGGGTGAAGGATGAGTGAGTGGGCCGAAAGTAACAAAATTACCACCAGTGCTGAGAACGAAAAGACTCTGACCAGCAGTTAATACTCTCGTAGCTGCACCGTCAATGGTCTCTGCACTAGCTGGATCAATTGTCACTGTGCCGCTAGTAACTTCTACTGCAAAAGTAAAGTTAGCACCAAGTGTTGCAATAGCAGCTAGTGATAATGTGAATGTGCCAGTGCAGACAAAAATTACACCTGAGTCAGTCGATACTACAGTATAAGCTGCTGTGACTGCGCGCGCTACAAATCCTGGCACACGCATGCCAGCAACTGCATTAACCCGCGCTTTCAAAGTGCGGAATTCAAGCGCAGCAGATTCAACTGTGCGGCTTAGAACTGGTTCAGCAGCGTCTGAAGCGACAGGAATGTAGCTCATTATTTTATTCCCACGTCAGAGCGGGAAGCTCTGCAAGCAACTCTGCTGGGGTCAAAGTAAGCCGCTTACCAGATGCAACTTCTTTATAGATTGCAGTAGCTCGTAGCCAGGTTTGATCCCGCAAGTACAAAGCACGCTTGCCTTCTGCAGCAAACTTAGGCACAGTGCTGTGCTGGTAGGATACTGCATGCAAGATATCTGCGTACTCCCTGGTACGAGCAAATTCATCCAAGCGCGTCTGAATGTGCCTAGTGTGCATTGCAAGTAGGTGCTCATGCATAGCTACCGGGTCTATCTTAATGATGCTCATGATTGATCCTGACGTGCTTGGAATTCATGACTTTCTGCGCCGACACCATCTGTTAGATCAGCGTCATCGCAGGTCCAAATATGAGACATACTCCAGTCACTTGGAAGCTCACTGGTGTCGAGAATTTTATATCGCTTGTTGAATGGAACATCCTTTTGCGCAACTTCATCGATGCTGTGCGCTTCGAGAGCTTCCGGTGTAGGGATGACAATTGCTACTTTGCCATTGTCTTGCTTGTAGATGATGACTTGTGACATGATTTGCTTCCTTTGTGAGGCTAGCTGATTACCTGAAAAATGCTACGCAAGTTATTGGAGCATCCATTAGCACCGGGTGAGCTGTGCCACTAGCGCCCCAAGTATTTATGTCGCAAGCAGCGGGATCAAAAAATGGCGGAGTTGGGTAGCTTACAGACACAGAGTGGCCAGCTACGCCGCCGCTATTTCCAATTGCTGCAAACCGCCAGTCTAGCAGGGGCGTTGTAAAATGGACTCGGAAAACACCAGCACTAAACCTAGCCACACTAGTAACATTACCCGAGCCGACAATGCCACCTGTGCTATTAAATTGAATCCAAGCTCTGCAAAGAAAGCCTGGTGCAATTCCTGAAAAGGACAGTCGGCTTAAAGCATTTTGAGCTTCTGGCGGGCACGGCAGATTAACAAGGGCAGTTCCCGTCCCCATAAGTAGCAAACTGTCAGGCAAGCCGCCTATTACTGGTGTATTTAAGTGAACTGTAGCAGGCCCTAGAATGGTACTCATGACACGGCTCCGAGTAGATGCGATTCAACTAGCATGCTGCGAAATGGATTCACATGTAGATCCATGAACTGTGCAGCCATGTCAACAAAGCCTGTACGCGCAAATACGATTGCAGCAGCCCAGGCAGCTATTTCATCTGGATATGCAGTTGCAATCCAACTGTTGTACCCGCCGGTCGTCACATTTGGATTCTGGAAATAAAAAACGGCTAATGAGCCGGTCGGTGAGCTAGGATATACTCGCAGAGTGTCACCTAGTAGAGTATAAATATGTGGCCGCCGGCGCCCTTCATTTGTGAACAAGTCATCTGGTTCTCTATACTCGAGTTGCTCAGAAGGCTGGTTGGCAGACATAGACTGCACAACTTTGATTGTGCGCAGTCTGGCCAAAGTTGTGCTGATGTTTGGAAAATCGAAGAAAGCGCTACTACTGGGTGCATATGCTAGATCATGCTGGACTAAATCCCGAGAGAAAAAGTCTACATGATGCGCACGCAGTGTAGCGCTTCTAATAGCAGAAGCTGTGATTTCTGCTAGCTCTGGCCGCCGCGTCTGCTCAATGGTCAGAGCAACTAAGCTGGCTAAAGTAGTCATGAGGTAGCAGCTTCAGCAGCGCGTGCTTGCAATTCTGCTTGCACTTGCTTGACTACCTGTGAACCAGCTTCAGTATAAATCATGCTAGTCGGGGAGTTAGCAATTGCATCGAGCTGGGCAATGACTGCAGGATCATCCGTAATTAGTTGCCCGTTGTCGAAAGTAATCACAGTTCCATCTGGCATGATAACCGTGGCGCCGGGAACCATATGATTGTATCGCTTGCTCTTAGGGTTGTTGAGAGCTTTTAGCGTGGTAGATAGATAGACTGCTGAGTTGAGAGTAGCCATGGGTTATCAGCCAGCAGCGGCTGCCGTAAAGTTGTGAATGACGCCAAAGCCAGCAGGATTCTTAATAACGCTGGTCAGCTCAGTAGTAAGTGTGCCACCTTGCGCGTCAATGCCATTGTCAACTGGCGTACCCCTGCCGTTGTATTCCTGCGAGTGGGTTTTGCGCAAGTATGCAATAGCGAAGGCATTCAAGTCAACAATTACAGCCATCCGCGCCCAAGGACTGGCAGGACCGTAAGCGTTAAACAGTGGGTGCTCGATAATTTCAAGCGTACCACGAGGAATTCGCAGAGTATCAAGCTGCAAGCCCCAGACAGTTTCATTGCTAGTGATCTGATAAGTAGAATTGAGCCGAGCAATGTTATGCAGAACGCGTCTAGCCGTGCCACCTACAAACATAGTACGAATGTTACCAGTTCGCGGATTGGTCACAGTCTGCATCGTGGGATCGACAGCAGCTTCAAACTGAGTCCAGTTAGTAGTTGCAAGAAGCGTAGAAATATTGCCTGGTGCAGCAGCAGTCACTCGTCGGATGATGCCTTCCTGCGTTTGAAATGGCTGACCATTGCGAGTACCAGCAAAACGCTGGCCAAAGAACAGAGACTTCTCGATACTTGCAGCGTGGAGCATTGCGCAGTATGAACGTGCTTCTGCAATAGTACCATCTCCGGCAATTTCAGGAACAGCAGATGCAGTGTTAGTCACACCCCAGCTATCCCGGAAGATTTGCGTAAGATTGACGTAGCGTTCAGCAATGACGGAAACAGGCGCAGGCCGAACAGAACCTTGCTCGAATGCATTACCAATCGTGCGCAGAACTTGGCCAACAGCCATTGCAGCGCCAGCAATAGTACCAACGCCACGAACTACAGTCAGCGAAGTAGGCCCAGGCGTGCCAGTGACTAGAACTACTTCATTGGTAGTTTCATTCAAAAGCAAAGCACCCGGAACAAGGTGAGTATACGCTAGAACAGTAATCGTAGTATCACCAGCAACAGCAGCTCCATTCACAGTTGCAAACGGGAAGACCATGGTCTTGCTGAAGTAGCCGTGCTCAATGTTCGTAGCACGTTCTTCTTGCAAGAGTGAAGTCAGCCCGAATAGCGGCGCAGTGCCGTTAGGCGCAAGGTGAGTGATTGCCTTCGCAAAACTAATTGAGTTAAGGTTAGGCGGATTGTTTACAGTAGAGAGAAGTCCGACGGCCATGATCTTTCCTTAAGTGAGTAGGTACGAGAAGTCCGGGTCTTTTGGCTTGCTAGCAGCTTGTGCCGCTTCGCGTTGCGGTGCAGTCAGTACGTCAGCCATTTGCGTGAAGTACATTTCTGCTTGTTGCTGGACTTGTTCTGGCGTCAGATTTGGATTGGATGTAGCGAGTTGCAACTTCACAGCATTTAGCATTGGTGCTACTGCTGGGTGACTCAAGGCTTCATGTTTAGTATTCTGAGTTTTAATCTGGAAAGTACGAATGCGCGAATCAATTGATCCACTAACGCGCTCCGCAGCAGTCTTTGAACCGTGCTCTACAAGTCCGTGGGAGAGCTGCGCTGCAGCAGCAAATGCTTCCCGAGCTGCAAGATTGATGGCTTCTGCGAATGCTTTAGCATCTCCGCTCATAGCCTTTTGCAGCGTATCTGGAGGAATTGCAGCGGTGAAATCTGCTTGGTGAATTTGCTGCTTGAATTCAGCCGGATCAAAATTGCTGAGAATTGGATCAGCTAGCGTAATAGGCTTATCAGCAGTAGCCTCCCGCGGCTTGAACATTGATGCGTAGCTGTCCAGCGGATGAGATGGAGCTGCTGGCGTAGCCGGTGTAGCCGGTGTAGCCGCTGCTGCTTCAGCAGTCATTGCTGCTGGGGAAGCACTTGGATTTGCTAGAGTCTTTTGCTGGGTTGCAGGTCCGCCTGTTTGCGGAAGCTCCGCCGGCTTCTTGCCGAAGATGTTTGGAAGGAATGCCATGATAAATTACTCCGTTTCAGTGTGTTGCAGAATTTCCGCCATGAGTTCCTGGTACGCTTCAACGAAGTTACGCAGGCGCTCATGGGCTATGATTGCAGTTACCTGCTCCGCAGGATTGGGCGAATATGGTAGCTGTTTTTCTACCAAGGAACTAGCATACGCTTCTATTTTATTTTGAAGATATGCTAGAAACAATGGAGAAACTTGAAGTGCTAGTTTTGCATCTTCATCAGATAGCAAGAATTTGGCAAACGGGCTTGCATTGTCTTGTTGCATGTTTGATTAAAATTAAAGCTAGATTGCAGCCGGCGTAGCCGGCGCTGCTGCTGTTTGCGTAGCTTGTAACGTTTGCAAGAATTCTTGCTGCTGCTCTGGGCTACGCTTAAAGTCTTCAAGCCAAGTGGCACCTTTCAATTTTGCCCAATAGATGAACATGCCCATGATGTCATATTGTGTAGCAACCGCTGGCAATGCTTGCGCAGTTTGCAAGAATACAGTTAGCAATTCACTATTAAGTAGCTTGTCTGCTGGGAGCATTCCATCTGTCAATTTAAATTCTAACATGCTAGCACGCATTGCAACCGGATCAATTTCTATTTCCTCTCGGCGATCACGATTCAACAGCTTGCCAGTAGTTTGATACTGGAGTGTATTTGACTTGATGACTTCTTTGAGCGGCGCCATGAACTGATGTTGAATCATAAGTGCAGCTAGTTGCTGACGGCTGTTGCTGTTCATCATCGTGGTTTGAAACTCTGTTTTTGTTTTATTGCCACGTTGGAACTGACCACGATCTACACGATTCTGACCAGTGGCTTGGTCCGCCATGTTTATAATCATTTCTGACATTTGAATATTAGTGCTTGAATTGTCTTCACGATATGGAATTTGATAGACTGCATTTCCCATTAGCGCTGCATCTTTCCCTATTGCTGCATTCCTCAGTGGAATGCGTGATACACTGCTTGCAGGATCAATGTCTTTCTTGTCAATTAGCCTGGGATTGTAGATGAGTCTATCAAAGATCAGTCTGCGCTTTGATTCTAGTGAAATGTTCCAAAGTGCAGAACTCATATCTTGAAATGGCAGAGCATTATCAAGCATTGACAGCGTTTGATAGCCTAGGCCATCTTCATATGGCTGCATGATGAAACATGGAAGATAGTCATAACCTACATTTAGCTCTTCAGTGAAGATGACAGTTGACCAGTTGACTATGATTCCATGATAAGTTTTAATTTGATTGCCGCGGGCTCCGAAGTCAGATGGTAGTGCCCGGCAGTAGAAGTGAGTTAGCAAATAGTAATCTTTATAATCGATCGTGCGCTCTTGTGGCTTCATTCCTAGCCACCGGCCCCAATTTGTCTGCAAGCTAACATTCGAGCCTAAGGTTAGATATTGATTGATCTCAGGCTTGTGATAGTTCATTGCTGACGTGGAGTCAGTGGTCACACCAGGAAATGTGGATTCAAATGCTGGTGTAGCATTAGTTGTTTTAAGTGGATCGAGCACGCTTAGCAGCTTCTTGAGCTGCACGCGGGAGATTACTTCATTCCACCCGAAGTATTCACCATCAGTATGCAAGTCTGAAGGTGAGACTACCATATCTAGAAAGCAATTGTATGGATCGATGCGTTTGATATAATTGCCGCTGTAGGAATACTGACGTAGAGCAGCTAGCCCAGCGCTAGAAATATTAGTGTCTGTGACAACTGCTCGCATCGGAGCAGTTGCCCAATGGACTACTGCTGGCCCGAAATTGTACTTGAAGCCGTCCCGGAAAACTTTCGTAAGCTCACGGGCCCAACCATACTTGATTGATTGATCGCCGAGAGCGGTTTCAAATTGAAGTGCTGCATCTTGATTCTCAGGATATGCAACTACACCAAAGATTGGATAGCTGGTGAGATAGACAGCAGCTTGATAGGCTACTGCAGATTCAATCTGCGGCATGACAATAGGAATTGTAATGTCTTGTAGCTTTCTACTGTCTCCTGCCATGTTTGCGCGGACGGCATTAACGTGCTCCGCAGTTATATTAAGCTGCCGCTGATATGCTCTATCACGATAGCGCAGCAGCGTGCGGAAGTCAGATAGTGCTGATTGGCTACGCTGCGCACAGTCTTTTGCGTACTGAAGCAGCACTTCACGTTGGTGGATTGTGAGCGTGTTGGCAAGTGAAAACATAGTGGCTTAAAATGGTAGTGACAGGTTTGAAGTGTGGGCTGGGACGTACTCGATAGTATCTGCATCGAATGTAGTTTTGACTACGAAGTGAGAATATTCTTGCAAGACTTGATCGACATAGCCGATTGGATCAATTATGTCGTCTACGTTAGTTTGCCGCAAAGGATTCCATGCCATGATTTGGGATAAAACCAAGCTGCGTACATTAGCATGAAGGTAGATTTCACTGTTGAGTAGCTTCAACAGGCCACGCTTTATTCGACTATTCTTAGTGTGATTTTTAGTGTCTAGCTCTGCAAAGTGAAAGCCAGTTATTCCTTCTTGCTCACAGTAATGCTCGAACCAGAATAGCAATGTTGATTGGTATGCAGTAGATTCTACTGCGATTAACCTGGTGTTATGCCGCAGGCCGAGGTTAATTGCTGCTTTTATTGTCTCAATTGGTGTGAAAGTGCCGGTGATGATGTGATCGTAGATTGGAATGCTGTCACAAACTGAGTAATGATTGATGGTGCAGTCGTCTCCAGTCTTCTTGCCACTTGATGGATCGATGATTATAAAGCTACCGTCAGGTTCTGCACCTTCAAAGTATGATGGAAGCAGTGGAATTTTAGAGATGTCAATGCCAGATGCAGCTAGCACGTCAGTTGAATTGAGCACTTCTGAGATAAAGATTTCTGCATGGCCCATTTCTAAGTCAGATTGATACTCACTGATTAGCTCTTCAACTGGCCGGAGTTCTTCCCAAAGCGAAGTGCCATCGGAGAGAATGCCCCCGACAATTAAGCTAGTCCATTGACTGTTACTTTTGAGCCGCTCTAGAATGCAGTTTTGCGGATACATGTTTCCCACATAGATATACGTGCAACCTTCATTTGATCGTGCTTTCATTAGCGTGCCAAGAATCCATCGCAGGAGTTGATCGCTTAGTTCTTTATTTTCTGACGTTTCCCGCTTCTGTACATCATCCATAATAATGACATCGGGCCGCTTGTTCTTTCTATTGATGCCGCGAACAGCAGTTCCCGCACCGATAGCTCGTAAGATTATATCTCGACCGCGAAAATAGAATACTTTAAGTGCTTGCGTATCAACTTCACTGCGAAGCTGATAGTTGCCGAACAGTTTCCTGATGTTTGGACTGTTTAGTAGGTCGCAGATATCAGATAGCGTATTGACTGCTAGATCTTCAGAGGCACCGACGATTAGGATGAATTGCTTATGTGAAAATAGAATGTACCAGAGGCAAAGTAGCTTCAAAAAGGTAGTTTTTGCAAAGCCACGCGGGATGCCAATAGCATATCGCTCTATTTTAGCTTTGAAACTAGTCAGCAAGCTGAATAGTGCGATGTAAAATGGAGGAAAATTATAGGTAAATTCCTCCGGCGCTGAGAGCATTCCAAGAAAGTTTAAGTCTTGCTTGGTTAGCTCGGCAGCGTTTGAAGCATCTGCTGTGAATTCTTCCATGTCCTGGCCGCACGTTTCTCAGGAATTGTGATATTTTCAAACATTTGAGATGCTCGCTGCAACGGACTAATGGTTTGTGTCTTTGCAGCGAGCAATTCATTGAGCTGATTTGGAGATGCAGACAGTAATGTCCGCCCTTCAACTTCAACAATTTCTGATTTAGTGTTGAGAATGTATGGAGTGAGGTTTTTCGGCGGCAGCGTGAGTGTAACTGTGACTGTAGCGAGAGTTTCTGGAGCTATTTCTGGAGCAAGTCTGCGCCTAGCACCGTTTAGAATGCGAAAAGCTGCCAATGCTTGCCCAAAAGTAGCAAAATGCAGTGAGCGCTCTATTTTTTCGAGGGCAAGCAGCTCAGCTTTATCAAGTAGCTCGTCAAATTCTTGCGATTTGCTGTTTGGCGAGCTAGAAGTAGCTTGTAACTCTGCAATTCGCGCTTGAACTTCAGGATCAGCCTTTAATTGGCTGATATAAGACGGATCAACGCCAACAGCAGCAGCAATTTGCACTGTTGGGATGTCTTTTGCAAGTAGCTCGATGGCGCAGTCTTTTGGTTTCATTGCATTTTTGCAGTCTATTGAAATGCTGGCCGCGGGCGGCTCTATTTTTGTGAGTAATAATGTTAGAATTTATAAGCATCTTTACGTAGCGGCGAATCAATCCGGCGCAGCCGGAATCAATCCGGCGCAGCCGAAGGCTTGTTTTAAAATTTTAGAAAATTTTTAAAGAATTTTAGAAAATTTTTGAGAATTTTTCGGAATTTTTGGAAATTTTAGAAAATTTTAGAAAATTTTTTAGATTAGGATAGAAAAATGCGGCCGGCCGCAGGCCAAAAGGGGTTGCCACCCCCTGGCGAAGCCAGCACTTCAAAATGCCCCATTGGCAAAAATGCTGCTAGCGTCGCAGTAGCACTCCGGCTTCGCGCCTTCGGCGAGCTGAGCGTTGCAGTAGCACTCGCGAATTTTTTTTGAATGAGACGCATTCGCATCTGCCGCGAGCCGAAAGAATGCCGACCCGCAGGCCGGCGTGCTGTGCTCGAGTAACGCGTCTAACGTTCAAGGTCTTCCGCAGGAGGGGCACGCTGCGCACGAAACTCGGCCAGCCAGGCGGCATCCGCCGCTGCTAGCTCTCGAATAGTCTCGGCCAACCCAGGTCGACCCGCCGCCAACGCCTCTGCGATCAGCCGTTCGTTGAGGGCTGCCAGCCAGATGGCGCCAGCTTCGAACGGGCAATCCTGCGTTTTACGTGAAACATTCAAGGTCGGATTATTCATTTGATCCTCCGATAAGGCGCATTACGCGAGTCTTGCACAACCATACCGGCCTCGGGGTAGTCGGGGTAAGTCCAGGTTGTCTCCGTGCGGATCGACGAAATCGATCCGCCCCGAGTGTCCCAGTCGCAACCCATCTCCACCCGCTGCGGGTAGGTCGCGAACCCGTTGAAGTACAGCACGTGCCCCACGAAGCACACGTTTGGGTGACCCCCAACGAGTTCGTCAAACACACGGGTGTACAAACCCGCATCCTTGCGCGCCCCTTCCAGGCGCCGCTGGGCGCTGCCCAGCATGCTCTCCAGGCGCGCAACCCGCCTGCGAAACTTCTCGATCTTGCCCATCTCAATCTCCGATCACGTTAAGGGATCACCACCATATCACATTTTCGGCTTTTTATTAATCGTTGTAAAATATTCACACAATGCCAATAGGCTTATTTTCGCGCGCCAGCACACCATAGGGGCACATCAAGTCGCGCATGGCGTACTTGAACTAGCAGCGTTCCGAAGACAAAAAAAACCAGGCCGAAGCCTGGTCTTTGTTGCGCGCTGCGCGGCTAGCTAATTGCAGCCAGGGCCTCGCGTTCAACGCGCTTCATCAATTCATCTAGTAGCATCAGCTCTGTCGTTTCTTCGATCTCGACTGCGGCCCGGTCTGCGAGATTATCGTGCAGATACCATCGGGCAACAGAAATTTGCTCGACAGCATCTGCGCCGGCGAGGCTGCGCGCGACCACAAGTGCCGCGTCGCAGTTCTGCACTGCACGCTCTGCACGCTCTGCAGCCGCTGTATAGTCTGCGATAACTGCGGCGCGCAGTTCGGTTAATCGGGCGTGCAATGTCAGTAACGCCGTCTGGCGCACATGTTGAATCTGCTCAGCACTTAGAGGGGCTACCCAAGTTTCCATCTCGTCGCTCCAATAATTAGGTTAAGCCAGCGCTGCTCGCTGCTGCAATCAATCATCCTGTCGAAGCATCAATCGCGTTAGCAACATGCGACTATACTGTCGCAATTTTTCTAACACAGTTACTTCTGCAGTGTATTGCGCATGCGCGTCTAGCAATGCGATTTTTGCTAACTTCAGGTTATCTTCTGCCAACACTCGCAGTTCCAGATCTTGCTCAATGCACGATTGTGCTAAAACTACAGTATACCGATCTACGTCAACCTCCGCTTGCTTGATAGTCGCACGCCGCCGCTTGCACGCATTCAAGTGCATGTTAGTAATATCCCTGTATGCGTTGCACGCCGCTCCTAAAGCAATTTCCCGCAAAGTATCCATTTCAGTTTCCCCTTACTATTTAAACGCCAAAATTTCGCCCAGTGTTACGTGAATTATCTGTAATCCAGGCCCGAATTAATCTGCGAAGATCGAAAAATCTTTCAGTATCTCGTTCGCGTATGGCTTCATGCGTTGCGAGCGCATCGGCACTAAGCTTGTCTTGCAAATCTGCATCTAGCAGATCTTGCGCTCGCGTCCAGTTGTCATGCCGAATACGCAAAATTTCCAATAAATCGTGCCCAGCATCCAGGGGCGATCCCCAAGGGTTATTAGTCATGATTCATTCCTCAGATTGATTTCAGGTTGATTAGCAGCATTTCGCTTCGCA